GCACGTAGTGCTATTGTAACATATCCCGAGTGCCATGTCAAATCACCTAGAGGCGTTCGTCAGCGCTTGGCACGACGCTGTTTGAGTCGAACGATGCGTGTGTAGCCCATCCGCTTGGCCCAACGTACCGCGTAGTAGTCCGATGTGAGACGGTCAGGCGCGTACATCGTGTGCACCTGACCGTCGTTCGTGCGGTACTTGAAGGGCTTGAGTTTGCCCCTAGACACTGAACCGTTGGTCGATCAACTCCGGTAGGTAATCGCACACTAGCCTGCCGCTAAGCATTGTGAGCAGGATCTGACGCACTGCCTTATTGACCTCCTCACGCTCCTGTGGTGTGATGATCTCATCCCACCATTCACTTGGCATCGTTGGCTCCCAGGTCAGGTACGAGGATCATCAGGTTCTTACCCGGACCGAATGACCCACCATTATCGACGAAGGTCTTGAGTTGCGCGTGGTTCATATCGTTATCCACGGTGATCACCATGGAGTTCTTCGTCGGATAGTGTACCTTGAAGTCGATCCTTGCGCCGATGAGTGCGTTCATCGTGGTCCGTAGCGTACGCATGGGGACGTTTGTCGTGGACTTCTTCCTAGCGGGCATTGTTACCTCCTAACGATTGATGAGTGGGCCCAAATTGTGCGTGGATTGTGACACGCTGGGCTGTTGTGGTAGCGCATGAGATCTTCGTGGTGATAGATGATGCCCCACGCGAGACCCCCGTTGAACATGTTCTCGTATTCCACGATCTTGACTACCAGGTCGTCGTCCATGTACCGACCATCGCTTGCGATGATCTCATCGACTATGTGCTTCTGGGTTATCGTCGCCATCGTTGTCGTCAGCCTCCCTCTCTTGGCGTTTGATGATCGCAAGCAGGGCATCGGCGTGTGAATACCCTGCCTGCGGTGTCCATTCGGGATCGATCACGCTGCGTTCCTGACCTTTCTCGCCCGATTCGCGCGCAACCACTTGGCGAACCGAGGCGACTCGATATCCCACACGGGACCCATTCGCAACCTGAACGTGGGCTTCACGATCTGACCTCGTGAAATCCAGTTCGTGACAGCTTGCGGTGTGACGCCGCATGCCTCAGCGATTTCCGATGTACCGTAATACCTGCGCTTCATGCCTTACACCCCCTTTCGTGTGTTGTGTAAATCGTACATGATCCTGTGACCTATGTCAACTCACCCCGTGATCGCGGTCATAAAGCACACACGCGAGGGACCAAATACGTCCCGTTGCCTCGACCCCGTGTTCGCTGAGGAGTTCGCTGTAGGCTTGAACAGGGTCTTCGTTGAACTCCTCGCTGCCTGCGATTTGATGAGCGATCTCCGTCTCGCGGGCATCACATGTTCCGAACGGGCTGCTCATGCTCCGTTTCCATTCTGTGGTCGGGGTAGGACGTTGGTGTTCATCAGCTCGTCGATGAGGTTCTGCTTGACCGTGTCGTACATGTCCCCCATCGCTGCCGCACCTGCGAAATAGCCTGCGATGTAAAAGGCTACATCGGTCTTGCTAATAACCTGCTCACCCCAAGCTACGTCGAGGTTGTGGATCTCGCAATCGGGATCAGTGCATAGGTCCGCGATTGCATGGTCGAGGTTGATCGATCCAACCACGTCTTCTTGCCTGTCGTGCATGGTGCTCCTTTCGGTTGTCAAACATCACGTATGACAATCATACACGATCCTGTGACCTATGTCAACTCGATATTTCCTGTGGGTTCTCAGTTGGCTGGTGGGACCTCAGTCAGATGGAGGCAGGTGCAGTGACGTTGGTGCGGTGCGGTGTCAGTGAGGCAAACTCCCCTAGGAGGGGAGATTGCGCCACGTGCGATCCTCGTAAATGAATTGGAGGTTCGTGTCGAATCCCTGACACAATGCCACGATTTCGGAGGTATTGTCGTTGGTATTCAATTCGAACCACGCGACGAGATCTGTCCCGCCTCCTTCCTCGCCGTTGGTGCATGACACGATGACCATGAATCGCGGGAATGCAGATGATGCGTCGGTGTTGGGCACGACGGCGTGAACGCGAGCCTCGCCGTAGAGATTGCGGTTAGGGTCGGTGACAGTGAAATCGTGGATCGTGTATCGCCTCGTGTCGATTCCGTCCGCCTCGATCCATCGGTTCAACCACGAGGTATACAATTCGAGGATCGGGATCAGGTAATTAGCAGGGTTCATGCGGTCCACTCCTTTAGGGTGTTGGTGATTGCGATGGTCAATTCGTCATCCTCGATCACAACCTCGCGTTCAGATCCCGCGTCGAGGATATGGGCAACGACGTTGGCGATGACGAGTTGGAGCATGTCGGTTAGCGGGTTGAGGTAGTCAGCGTTGATGGCATTGTAGTCGTCGTGTTGGATGCGGATGTCGTCGGGGAGGTTTTCATTGATGGCCTGCGATGCGCGTGATGCGAGGTTGATGAGGTCGATTGCGGGCATGGTATAGCTCCTTTCGTTGCGTTGATCGAACATGACGACACGATTATACACGATCCTTGCACCTCCGTCAAATTCCCCGTAACACCCACGTTACAATTGGACGCGGCAAATTCTCCGAGGACGTAGGCCAATGTATAGAGCCCTCGGGCGGGAAGGTCCGGGCAATCGATTACAATTCCCGTATGGGAATCAGACGAAGGAACGTAGTCGGCTCAAAGTTAGCGGTTCCAGCCAAAAAGCTCGGCCCTGCAGAGCTCCGTACGGCATTTCCAGACCGCGTGAAGCCAGAAGTAGAGAAAAGGGACCCAAATCAGCCCTTTGTGGTCCAAATGGAGTGGGATGAGGTCCGCGAGACAGCAGCGCGTCTATATGGCCGCGGTTTCAAGCGTTCGCAGATCGCGCGAGCCATGTTAGATTGGCTATATCCCGCAGATGGCGTGGCAAGAACGACAGAACAGAAGATGAGCCACGTCCAGAACAAGCTCCGCCGGTGGGAGTACTCGCAGGAGTTCAGGGACCTGGTGTACAAGTACGCAGTGGTCGACCTTGACATGGATACGCCCGCAATCCTCACAGGTCTGGCGCGTCGAGCGAAACGCGGTCGGGTCGATGCCGCGCGTCTTGCCTTGGAATTGACAGGCAGGCATAGTCGCGAGAACGAGGCCAACCCGGTGAACGTGACCGTGAATTTGGCAAACGTAGCGAGGCCTCCGGATTGATTGTCGATTCTCCAAATGGCCGGGTGACTGGTGAAACCATGCTGTGGGTTCTCAGTCAGTGGGCCGTGCCACACACCCAAAAGGCCCCGCGTTTGCAGGGCCTTCGTGGGTTAGGCAGGCGATACGTTGGTCGCGTTGGACGTGCGTGGTGGGAATATGTTGCGGGCGTGGGGATCGAGTTCGTACAGGGTGTTGGCAACGTGTTGGACGATGTCAAACTCGGTCCGGCTCATTCCCCCTTGGTATTGTTCGGCGCGTGTGATGGCCAAACGCATGTCCTCGACGAACGCGGCGTAGGCGTCGTCAAGGTATTTGGAATGTCCCCTCATGGATCCTCCTTTCGTGTTCGTTGGCGTTTTCGTCATACACACATCGTACACGATCCCGCGCCTGCAGACAACCGCACAGAAACGATTTTACAAAAGGACGCGGTCCACTCGCTGACCATAAAGGAAAGGGAACCCCCGCGAAACAGGGTTCCCTTTCGGTGCAGGTTACGCCTTCGCGGAACCGGCCTTGTTGGGCGCGAACGCCTTGCGGGCTGCAGCAGCAACCTTCGCGTCGATCGACCACGAGGTGTTCTTGGCCTCAGCGGCGCGGGTGTGCTCCTTGCGGAGGTAATTGCGGAGAACCTTCGCATCGATTCCCAGCTCCTTCGCGAGATCCGCGGGACGGCAGGGGTACGACGTGACCTTGTTGTTCGTCTCCTTCGCCATGTTGTCACCTCCTTTCGCGTGTTCGTTTTCAATCATCACGATGAAATCGTATCACACGCGGAGCTGCGGTTGAACGCGGTCCAGAGATATTTACAAAATGTTTACTTGCCGCGGTGCCAAAGGAGCGGTGGGATCTCAGTCAGCGGGCCGCACCACAGGCCACTGGTGAAACCCTCTTGTGGGACCTCAGTCAGTTGGCCCGACCTTGCCGAACTCCGCTCCAAACCCGCGCGAGGCGGGTTGCGGAGCAGGTCAGGAGTTGTGGTGGTCGAAGTCGAGTTTGAGGAGCAGGTAGACGAGGATCAGGATTATCAGGATGGACATGTCGTTCCCTTCGGGTCGATGTGCGCGACGCATGTGCATCGTACACACATGCGTCGCGCGTTTCATGCGATCACGCGTCGTTCGTCGCGCGTGCGAAATGTTTACGCACATCACGCGCACATTTCGCGTCAATCGCCCACGACGTGTTTTTCGCGTTCACGTCGCGCGTATGCGCCTTGCGCAAATATGCGCGCAACGTTTTCGGCGACACGTTCAATTCGCGTGCGAGATCATTCGGCGTCATGTTTCCCCCTTTCACAATGTCGATTGCGTTGTTCACGTTGTGATGATAACACACGCGCACGTCGTCATTTGTATGGGTTGTGTAAATTCGAAACGTTTGACGTTCACATGTTTCGAATGCAAACGATTGCGCGCGTGAACGATCGAAACGCACAATCGTTGAACGTTACAACGATTCACGAATTCAACGAACGCCCCCTGCACGTACGCGAAGGAGGAATTCGCGCGCCGATTGAAATTTTCGGAGCGAAGCGAGAAGGACTCTCAACAGCCTCCAGGGATAGAGCCGCGTGGGAGGATGCTTATGCCGCGTAAGAAGGTACGGAGCGTGTTCCAAGCGCCAAGATCTCACGGTGTAGGACCTGCGTCGTGGTCATCCTCTGTGGGCAAAGCAACGCAGGTCTGGCGTAACCCCAAGAAGCCCACTACACGGAAAGGATGGAAACCGTATGGCCCCGGATGACGGTATGGAAGGCGGGTCCGATCCTGGCGGAGTGCCGGGTGGTGGACCTGACGTACGGACAGGCATGTACGACGGCGATGCTGATGGCGGCGACAACGATGACGCTGGGGCCCCAGGCGGTGGAAGCGACGTAAGCCCACCTGCCGGCACATCGACCGCCAACGAGCCTCGCCCGGAGTCGTTCCTGTGATTCTCGTAGCCCTCATCTACGCCCTCGTTCGAGGAGTCATGACCACCATCGACTCCTACAGCACGCAGGTCGGCGATCGTCTCTTCAGCCGCAACGCGATCCAGAACCAGGCTATCGCCGCAAACGCCACGGCCACTGTGGACATTCCGTGCACCGACTACGATGTCCTCACAGTCGAGTGCGCCATGACCGCAGCGGCTGGCGGGGATCTAGCGATCAGCATATACCCCTACGACGGAAGTGGCACGATCCTCTACACCGTCCCGCTTCCCGCAATCCCCAACGTCGGATTCGTCTCGACCGTGAACGTCGGCTACGACCAGATCATGCAGGAGTACAACGTCGCTGGCGTGGACAAGGTGCAGCTCGCGATTCAGAACAAAAACGCAGCCGGCCAGACCATCCAGCGCCTCTCCTGGCGCCTCTCCAGCAACACCACCAAGTGACACGTCCAGCCGCCACAGTCAACCTGCCCTATCAGCCTAACCCGCGCCAGCAGGACTTCCACGGGCTCAAGGCGAAGTATCGCGGGTTCTGTGGTGGTTGGGGAAACGGCAAGACGACCGCCGGGTGCGTGGAGTTCTTCATCCGCCTCATCGAGTTCCCCGGCACCAACGCGATAGTGAGTAGGAAAACCCGACCGGAGCTGAAAGCGACTACATGGGACATGTTGGTAAATGGCGATACACAAGACACCGGATGGACTGGGATTCCGAAGAGCACTATCCGGACGTACCGTGTATCCGACCTCTACATCGAGCTCGTGAACGGGAGCAGGATCCATGGCCTACCCCTCGACGACCCAGCGAAACTGGAGAACTACAACCTTGGCCTTTTCCTGCTCGACCAAGCCGAGGAAGTGGAGGAGGATATCCTCCTGAAGATTCATGGCCGCCTTCGGCAGAACCACTCCCCTCGGGAGGGGCTACTGCTGTTCAACCCGAACGGCCATAACTGGCTGTGGCGGAGATTCATCGATCCCACCCGCGATCCTCAGTGGCAGAAGCGCTACAAGTGCATCGAAGCCACGCCGTTCGACAACCCTAATCTCCCTGAGGACTACACCGATCAATTCGAGGGTTTGCCCCAACACTGGTATGACCGTTTCGTCCTGGGCTCCCACGACGTCTTCACGGGTCAGATCTTTGTCGACTACAACCCGAACGTTCACGAAATAGCGCCGTTCCGCATCCCCAGCGACTGGGAACGCTGGTGGTGCTTCGACCCCGGCATCAGGCACGAGGCATGTTCCTTCTGGCTCGCGCGTGACTACGACGGGAACTGTTACGTGTACCGTGAGATCCTGGAACCGAATCAAACCATCGAGTGGTGGGCTAGCAGAACTTTCGAAGCGGAGGCAGATGATGACTGGGGTGGCCCTGACGAGGAAATCTTTCGGCGTCTCGTGGGACCCGAGAGTCGAATCCGATCCAGCACAGACGGAAAGTCCGTCTATGACCTCATGGGAGAAAACGGTCTCTACCCTGAGTTCTCTGATCGCGATCCCGCCGCCAGGATATCGCGGATCACCGAGTACCTACGACCCAGCGTTGGACACGTACATCCTTTCGGAAATGTGGCTGAGCCCGACGCTGAAGGAGCGCCGCGACTCTATATTTTCCGCGACGATGAGTCGGTGCCGAAGCTTCGAGAGTATCTTCCCCAGTATCGATGGAAGCCGCAGCGCACGAACTTCACGGAGGAAGATACTGCAGAGAAGCCGCGTAAGAAGGACGACCACAACATCGACTGCCTGGGACACATCCTCGTCGCTATGGATGAGCTTCCTGATCCTGAGGTGGCGCGCAGGCCTCGCACCGCTGCTGATATGGAGGCCCAGTGGCTACAAGATCACTTCGACCAGGAACTGGAGATGGCAGTAGAGCGCTCGATCGCCCGCGGCTACAGGCCCGGCCAGTACGCATCCACAGTCAGGTAAGGAGGAGGTATGACAGACTACAATGCGCAGCAAAGGAAAGCGATGGCTGCTAAGGGTCAGGCACTCCCAGGCGGTAGTTTCCCCATCGCCAACTGTGGTGACGCAGAAAACGCGATCCATGCTATTGGACGGGCGACCAACACCAGTGTCACTCGAGCCCACATCAAGAAGCGCGTAGCGGCGCTCGGATGTACGGGCAGCATCTTCGAGAACTGGAAGAGCTGACATGCGCGAGCGTGAGGACGAAGGCTACACCGAAAGAGAGTGGGAGGCGATCCAGCTATCGTGGCCCGAGCCCGCCCACGAACCCGTCAAGGAGCCCACAGAACCCTGGGCGAGAAGGGACGAAGCCGATGGCGCTGAATCGTAAGCAGATCCCGTCTCCCAACTACAGCAGCCGAAGCGGCGCAGCGGTACGCCTGATCGTGCTGCACACGGCAGAGGGTGCGACCACGATCGAGTCGCTCGGCAATTTCTTCGCCAACCCCAGCAGCGGCGTCTCCTCGCACGTCGGCATCGACGACAAGAAGGGCACCATCGGCGAGTACGTCAAGCGGCCTAACAAGGCGTGGACAGCCGCCAACGCTAATCCTGTGGCAGTGCAGGCTGAGTTGTGCGGCTTCGCCAACTGGTCGACGAGCATGTGGAAGAATCAACACGCCAACATGCTCGATAATGCCGCGAAGTGGATCGTGGAGGAGTCCAAGTATTGGGGCGTTCCGATCACGAAACTCAGCCCCAGTGCAGCTCAAGGTTCGGGTAGGGGCGTGTGCCAGCACAAGGACCTCGGCAGTTGGGGAGGCAATCACTCTGACTGTGGTAGTGGTTTCCCCATGGACTTCGTGTTGGACAAGGCTCGTCAATACGCTGGAGGCGGCGGAGGTGAGGAGGACTACATGAATCCACCTGCATGGCTGTGGGATTGGCTCAATTGGTACGAAAACACGGACCGCAAGGACAGTGAGCGTCCCGATGCAGCACCTGAGAAGATCCCGACGTGGGCGTGGGACTACCAGGAGGAGGTCCACGGCATCGCTAAGCGGAAGGGCATGACGCAGGGCGAGCGTGACTGGATCGACTGGCGCGCTGCGGGTGAGAACCCCGCCACGCGACCCGACGTGCCCGAGAAGATCCCCCAGCGCTGGTGGGATGACAACTCCTACGTGCTGGAGAAGTCCAAGTGAGTGATGATCGTAGCCAGCGTCATTCCGGGCGAGGCGATTGTAGCATCTATCTCGTCGCTCCTAGGTGCGATAATTGTGCTTGCGGTCTTGCTGGGTCGGACGCGGGAGCGGATTGCTCGTATCGAGGAGTGGATCCGACGGTACGAACGAGAGGAGTTTGACAAGTGAATCAAAACGTAGCGCTTGTGGAGCGCATGACTCTACCGCCGGCGACCTGCATGAAGTGCGGGCGTGGTAATACGCCGGATGGTCAGACGGGCGAGATTGGGCCTTTTCTGGACATGGGCTTGGAGTACAACTGGGGAGATAGTGGTTATTTGTGCATGGACTGTGTCGCACTCATGGCCGTTACCGCCGGGTGGATCTCGCCTGACACTGAGAAGCAGCTCCGTCGTGAGATCAAACAGCTCGAGAAGAAGCTGCACGACAAGGATGCGGAGCTTGACATTCGGGCCCGGCGAGAGCACAGTGCTGTACGCCGCGCCCGAGCAGCAGAGGCCCTGACGTGATTTGGGCGCTTTACGGACTGATCGTCGTCATTGTGGGTGTATTCTCGTTCAGCGTGTTCCTGATGCTTCAAAGCGTCTCTCAAACGCTCTCAAACGCGATCTCATCGCTTGAACGAGTGCACGCGAACGATGGGAAGCGTATCGACACCATCCTTGACCGACTCATGGCGATGGACTTCCAGACGTTCAAGAACTACCAACTTGCTGAGGAGGCTGAAGTTGGAGGGCAAGAGTTCCCAGAAGAGGAGCCTACAGTCCGTCTGGAGGTTCCTGGGTACACCCGTGCGCTGGGTGCGGAGGAAATGGAGCGCACGGCGAACGAAAGACGGATCGTAATGGAGGACTTTCCGGAGGAGAGTGAGGTTGAAGTATGAGAATCGGCGAGTGCCACAGCGATAAAGACCTGCTCGCGGCGCTCGAGACAGCTCGTGAGAGGCGATTGAACGCCCGTAGGGGGTGGGAAATCACCTGGTGGAACAATTTGGCCTTGGTGGCGGGTGATCACTACGCCACTTGGGACCCCATGAGGGCGCTGTACATCGATAAGGACCCGAATTTCGACCCCATCGTTGACTCGAAGGACAAGAAACCGCGGATGGTCATCAACCACGCGCTATCTGTCGCGCGTACAGAGCTCTCGAAGCTCACGAAGAGCAAGCCAATCACCGACGTGATCGCCAACTCGGACTCTGCGCAGGATATTGCGGCTACTAAGGTCGGTCGCGCGGCGCTTGACTACGCTGAGTGGAAGTTCAAGAAGTCCAGGATGCGTAAACAGGCTCTGTGGTGGATGATTGTCTGTGGTTTGGGCGCGATGTACGTGGGTTGGGACGCGTTGGACGATAATGCGGGTACGATGGACTTCCTGATCGATCCTGCGACGGGAGAACCGACATTTTCACCGATCCGCAAGAAAGAGATCCAGCAGATGGTGGACGATGGGACGCTCGACGAACTACCACAGGTGAGCCACCCGATGGGGGACCTCGAGTACAAGGTCTATTCGCCCTTCCAGCTGCTGCCCGACGAATCCGCGATCGATTGGGACCAGATACATGACATAATTACCACCGAGGTTGCCAACGTAGACGTGCTTCAGGGTGAGTATGGGCGCGCAGCCCGCGACCTACAACCCGAAAGCGTGAACCTCGGCACCATGGAGAAGCGGGTAATGGAGCGTATGGGGTTGGCTGAGCGGCCGGAGATGAGCCAGGGTAATGCCTGCTATGTCTACACGTTTTGGCTTGAGCCGCACGTCTACCGCAACAACTCCTACCTTGAGAACGGAAAGTACATGAGGTGGTCTCAGGGAAAGATCCTTGACTCAAGCCCCGGCTTCCCGTTCCAGGATGGCCGCATACCGTTCGTCTTCTTTCAGCACATACCGACAGCTACCACAATCTGGCCTGACACGGTCATCAATCACATCCGCGGGCCTAACCTCGAGGTGGACAAAATTGTCTCCCAGCTCATCGAAGCGAAGGACTACATGGCGAATCCCATGTGGCGTGTGGCGACGCAACAGAAAGTCAAAGGGCAGATCGTCGCTAAAGCGGGCTCCATTCTCCGCTATGTCCACGTTCCGAACGTGCCGCCCCCTGAACCGATCGAGGGCCTACAGTTACCGGCACAGGTGGAGTCCCTCCTCGCGGGCCTACGCGAACAAATCATGGAGATCTCTGGACAGTCCGAAGTTGCACATGGGAATGTCCCTACTGGCGTACGCAGCGGGGTTGCTGTCGCTTACCTACAGGAAGAGGACGATACGAAGATCGCTCCGACGATTGACAACATGGAGCACGCGATTGCCCTCGAAGGTAGCCTCACCCTCGAGCGCTTCTCGCAGTTCTACATGGTAGACCGCATCATTCAGTTCTATCGTCCTGACGGACGGTTCGACGCCATGAAGTTCAAGGGTGCTGACCTGAAGAACAATACGCAGGTCGTGACGCAGGCAGGAAGCGCGATGCCACGCAGCAAGGCTGCGCGTCAGCAGTACACCCTCGAACTCGTCAGCTTGGGTATTCTCACCGACCCGGAGCAAATCGAGGAGCAACTTGATCTTGGGCAGGGTCAGCCCAGCATCAAGGACATGAACATCGCCCAGGCTAACCGTGAGAACAACATCATGCTACACGGGCTAGCGATGGGTATGTTCAATCTTCCCGCGAACGCGACGCCGGAGCAGCTTGATCAGACTGTGAGTGCGGCGGTCCCCGTCAAGGCGTGGCAGGATCACCCGACTCACATCGAACACCACACCATGCAAATGATGGATGAGGAGTTCGACAAGCTTTCAATCTCCAACCCCGGGATCGTCCGGCTATTCGACGAACATGTTGCTATGCACCAGAAGATGATGGCCGATCAGCAGCAGGCTATCGCGCAGGCGCAAGAAGCCGCGAAGGGCGCGCCCGAAGGTGCGGGCGGCGTACCCGCTGGCAATGGCGCACCACCGATCCCGGGCATGACAAGACAGTCCACAGCAGTCCCTGACATAATTGGGGGAGGGCAAACGCAGATGACAGCGCGACGTGAGCCACCTCTACCGTCGAGGTAACTGATGCCTTACGCCAACATGCCTAAGTCGATGTGGGCACGGATGGATCGGTGCGTGACTGACGTGAAGCGTAAGGGGAAGGGTAAGAATGCTTACGCGATCTGCTACGCCTCCATCATGGGGGCTGATGTGAAAAGCGCCGCACAAAAGCGGCTGAAAGGAGGAAAGTAGTGGCAAAGAAGACAGGAGTCAAGGTCGAGGCCGAAGCTCCCGAGGAGCCCGCTCCCGAAGAGGAGGAGGCGGCACCCGACGAGCTGGGTGACGACGAGGAAGTACCGGCCGAGGAAGCAGGCGATGAGGAAGCACCGGCACCTGACGAGGCGTTGTCGTATGCCTCAGAGGCGCACCCCGAGCGTATTCCTGTGGAAGTCGACGTGGCGGATGTCGAGCCCGCCGACTACGAGGGCGAGACCATTCCTCCGCTGAACGCGGAGTCGTGGGTCATCCTCGACGGTTCGCACCCCGAAGTGGACGATCGCTGGGATGGCGCTGTTGCGGGCGTCATCGACTGGCCGACGGGTGTGGAGCACGATCCGACGACGGGCGACACGAAGGTGTTTCTCCCGCCTGACGCTCACCTCACGGTGAAGGAGCGCAGCCAGGGCGCGATGTTCTACTTGCCCCTGGATGCGTTCAAGGAGATCCACACAAGTGGCAGGCCTGAGGTGGTGGCCTTTGCCTAGAGACCTTCACAATCTGAACGAGGCCCTCGCGGAGATCGACAAGATCGCCATGCACACCACGCAGGGTTCGTTCGTGAAGGTCTCCGACGTGCGGCGTCTCCTGCACGAGCAGCATGAGATACACGAGAAGGAACTCGAGGACAGGATAGAGAAGCGCATTCCCTATCGTATGTCGCCCGAGCGCGCGAGACGGCTGGCCATGCGGGACGAGGAGTTACGCGAGACTCATCGTCCCACTGGCCCCCGTGAAGCAGGTAAGTCGGTTCCAGCAGGCCCACCCGCCAGCGAGGGCGTAAAACCGTAGGCCAGAAAGGAAACCATGGGTGAGATGGCAGACAGAATGCAGGCGCAAATCGAGGCGGATGGTGGCCTTGAAGGCGACGCTGCAGTACCGGGTACCGGAATGGAGGGTCAACAGGCTCCGCCCGAGGGGGCGTCAAACACCGATACGAGCAGTGGTGGTCCTCCTGAGACGATTCCGTACTCCCGATTCCAGGAGGTAAATTCCCGTCTCAACGACCTCAAGCCCTACGAGGAGTTGGCACAATACGGGATCGAAGCGGACTCCGCGCTTCGCTTGGCGAACTTCGAAGCTGCTTACGTTGAGGATCCCAAGGCAATCATCGGCTCTCTAATCGATAACCAACAGGACTTGTCCGACGAGACCAAGGCCGCGATGCGGTCTCTCCTAGCGCAGGAGGCTCGTGCTGGCGCTCAAGGTGACGAGGGTGAGGGTCAAGCTGATGGTGCTATTCCTCCGGAGGTGGCTCAACGCCTCGCTCAGGTAGACCAAATCATGCAAGAGCGTGAGGAGGCTGACCGGCAGGCGAGGTTGGACGTCGTGGTTCGTCATTGGGACGGCTTGGATAAGCAGGATGAGATCGACGTTCCCGAACGTACAAAGCTCGTATGGATCTCCGCTGCCGCCTCGAATGGTGGCTACGAGACCCTGGAACAGCTCGCTGAAGCTGCTCGGACTGCGTACTTCGAGGACAGAGATCATTCCTTGGGATCAGTCGTTCAGTCGAGAGGAACGGGAACGCCTCGCTCGGTGCCCGGTAGTGCAGCTGCGCCAGCGCCTCCGGAGGAGTTCAAGGACTTCGGGGCCGCGAACAAGCAGATCATGGCGGACATCAAGGCAGGGCGTTTACCCGGGATGGAAATGGAGAGCTGATGGCAGCAACCTCAGTAATCGTCGATAGGGGAGCTGCCGGAGACCTGTTCTTCCGCGTCGTGGACGTGACATTCGATGGCAGTTACCCGGCTGGCGGTTATGCCCTGACTCCGCAGCAGATGGGGTTGGGGACGAACGGCGTCGTCTTCCTGGTGCTCGGAGCTATCAGCAAGACAGCTGGATGGCTCCTCGGGTGGGACTACACGAACAACAAGCTACAGGTCTTCGACGGCTCTGGAGTGGCCAGCGCTGCCCAGCACGAGGTAGCTGCTGCGACGAGCTTGACTGGCGTCGTGGCACGCATCTTCGTCATGGGCAAGGGCCAAGGATAGGAGCTGAGACATGGCACAGACCACGACCTCAGCTGACGCAATCCTCCAGAACTACTACCTCCCTGTGGTACGGGAGATGGTGAACCAGCGTGCCATCCTGCTGTTCGGGTACACGCCGGCAGAACTGGAGGCGGGAGCGGGCACGATGAACGCCGCCGAGGGCGAGACCATGAGCTACCAGGGCATCTCCAAGGATGCCGACGTGGTCGAGTTCGCAGGTCGGCAGTGGGTCATCGCGCTGCACACCACGAGGAACGAGTCAGGTACGGCTCGCGCTGAGGGTGCAACGCTGCCTACTCCGGGTCAGCAGGGATGGGCGGACATTCTCGACAAGGTCCGCAAAGAGTACAAGCAGATTCAGCTTACGGGCTTCTCGATGGAGGTCACGGAGCGGAGTCTGGGCGCGTACCTGCGCTTGCTCGAGGCGGAGACCGTTGGTGCGGTCAACGATCTCCGGAAGGACATGAACCGCCAGGCGTTCGGCGATCAGCGCGGCACTCTGTGCCAGATCACGGCTGATGGCGCGAACACCGTGACGGTCGACAACCTGCAATACCTGCGCGTGGGCATGTACGTGGATATCGTCAATCAGTCGACTGACGCTGTCCTTGCCACGCGCGTCCAGATCACTGCCATCGCCGCAGCCACCCGCGTCGTGACCTACTCGGGTTCCGACGTGACGGCTGTCCCAGGCACGCATGTGCTCGCGGTCGAAGGCAACTGGAAACAGGAGATCAACGGTCTCCGCAACATCATTCGCAGCGACCTCTCCCAGAACTACATCCTCCACAGCATCGACGCTTCGGTGGCGGGTAACGAGTACTGGAAGGCGAAGCAGACGGATGGTGGTAACGCGACCTTCGACGAGGATCAGGGGCAGTTGCTCCTCGATCAGATCGGCGCTGAGGGTTGGGAGACCGAGCTCCTCATCACCACGAGGGGTATCCGTCGTAGGTACGTGAACACGCTCAAGGCCCAGAAGCGCTGGAACGACACGCTGGCTGGGACGATGCATGGCGGGTTCAAGTACATCGACTACAACGGGTTCCCACTGACGTTCGACGACGACTGCCCGAAGCAGTACATGTTCTTCCTCCGCCCGGATGACTTCCTGTGGGTGCAGCTCAACGGGAACGACTTCCGGTGGATGAACCGTGACGGCGCAATCCTCCGCAAGGTCGAGAACCCCGACACGGATGCGTACAAGGCTACGCTGTACAAGTACTGCGACCTCGGGTGCTTCCGTCGGAAGACGCAGGGAGCGATCTTCAACCTGGCGGACGACATCCCGTAGCCCTCCAAGGGAGGTGGCGGACGGTGGAAATGCTACCGCTCAAGGCTTGGTATAACCACGACCACGGTGTTATCGAGCTGGACGACGACGTGCTTTCCATCGTCCGCCAAGTCCGCGAACTCTACGAGCGTAGGATCACGATCGAGCTCCTACCCGGATCCCCAGAACCGTACGCGTTCGTAGAGCATTGTGAGGACGGAGTTGATCGACTGATCTTCACATGCGTCGAGCTTGATCCTCGCGCTCTAGAACGTCTCCAGAGATCCGATAGTCACAGCCGCGCATACGTCGACCCATACGAAGCGCAGGAACGTGAGCATGATCGGCTCCAGACTATCAAGGACGAAGAGGCGAAAGAACGACTCGCTGCGCTGGCGGAGGAGATGGCGTACAACCTGAAGCGAGAGGGCCGCGCAGAATCGTTGCCACTCATTGTGGGACTGAACAAGGGACATACGCAGCATGCCGACCACTAACGGACAACTCCAGCTGCAGGACTACGACGCCGCACTCGTAGCGCGCGGGTTCGATGGGTACCAACCTGCTGAGCGGGCGCAGCTCATCAACATGGGCTATCGATACGTAGCGCGCAAGAACACCTCGGTGTGGGAGCAGGCGTCGAAGACGTACACCATGGCCCCTGGCGATCCTCCGCTGTCGGTGGCGGGTGCGAGTTTGCTGGGTGCCGACAACATCAATCAGGTCTTCGTGATGACAGACCCGTACCGCCGGAAGCTTGAGGTGATGAACCAAACTGCGTTCGAGCGCCAGTGGCTGCCTCTCGATTTGACGGTTGCGGCGAATCGCGCTGCTGCACCTGATTGGTACTACGTCTTCAACAACCTGATCTATATACTGCCACCGCCTCAGACGACGATGGCTATCCTCGTGTACTTCCAGAATTACCTCCCCGACATGGTCGTACTGACTGACGTACCTGCTATACCACAGATCTTCGACGAGGTGATTCTAGATGCTGCGTTGATGAGGGCACATCGGCGGGCGAGTGAGATTCAGCTCGCTACTGAGGCGCAGGGTCGTGTTGATGAGGCCATGATGGACATTGCTGCTGACGACGTGTGGACTATGTCGGAGCAACAGGAGCGGGTCGTACCCGATAATCAGTGGCTATAAATCCTGGCGATATACCTGTAACGCGCGAGATGGTTGCCGACTGGATCGACGAGTACAACGATCTGGACCACGCGACCGACGCGACTCTCCAGGACTGGATCCGTGGTAAGGTCGCTGAACTGGGGCTTGAGGACGAGATGGTAAATACCGCAGGCCATGATGATCTGAGGGATGAGACACCCCTGGCAGACATGATTATCATGGATCTACCCTCATACACAAATGCCTCTGGGAGCTAACGTACAGGACGTTGAGGCGCGCACCCAGGGCTTCGCTGAGGGTGTGAATATCCAAGACGCGCCGAACTTGCTCGCGCCTACCGAGGTACGTCGTGCAGAGAATGGTATCTTCGACGAGCGCGGGGGATTCACGAAGCGGCTGGGTTGTCAGAACATGGGGCCAGTGGGTGCGGCGGGTGACCGTATCATCAGCACCTACGTGTTCGATCGTGGCGGTAGTCCGAATCCACCGCACTTTATGATCCACACAAGTGCGGGGACGGTTTACTACACCACAGATCCCACTGCGACGACGGTGACTTGGACGCAGATTGGCACGGGTTACTCGACGACGCAGCCTATGTCGTGGGAGACGTTCAACTCCAAGGTGTACTTCTGTGATGGCGCGAGCTTGTACTCGTCGTGGGACGGTACGACGCTTGCGACTTACGCTTCGGCACCGAAGGCGAAGTACCTGAGGCTGTGGAAGGACACGATGTGGGCGTCGGGTGTCACCGGGTTGCCGGATCGGGTATATGCTAGTGCAGCGGGTGATGCGCAGACGTGGCCTGTGGCGGGTTGGCTTGACATTCGCCACGGTGATGGCGACATGATCCGCGGGTTGGCTACGGATGGTACATATCTGATCGTGGGTAAGCGTAACAGCGGATCGGTTGTTACGGACCCAGCGAATCTGTACAACCACGTCTTTGACTACGAGAAGGGCATCGAAAGCCACTGGAGTGTGATCCAGCGTGATGCAGACATCTTCTATCTCACGCGACGCGGGGTTGCTAGATGGCAGGGTGATGCTCCCGCGGACATCATCTCCTACAAGATCGATCCGGTGTTCGATCCTCGGATACTGAACTTTGACCGCCTCCAATTTGCATGGGGCTACGCGCAGGGACAGCGACTCTCATGGTGTTTGGCAGAGGTCGGTTCTGTCGTTGCAACTATGCAGATCAATTACTATCCCCGCCTTGCTCAGTTGTCGCCGTTGGGGGTTCGCGGTTTGGGTCCGTGGAGTTTTGATCGTATTCCGATTAGCTGTGCGACACTCTACCGCTATCAGTCGATTGTGCGGTTGTATGGAGGGTCGACTGTTGCCAACAGGTTCTACTGGGTGTTCGCTGATACTGCGGGGCAAGACGATGGAGTGACGTTCACGGCGATTCTGGAGACAGGGGCGTTCGATTTCGGTCAACCCATACTCACGAAATATGTCCGACGTATGCGAATCCTTGGCCGCGGTCGATTCAACGTCCAGCTGTTGCGAAACTTCCGCTCAGATTCCTACGCCAACACGCCTGTGGACTTCACGGCGCAGGCAACTGTGTGGAACAGTGGGAATTGGAACGTGGGTGATTGGGGGCCTGACGCAAGCGTCAAGGAAGCTACGATCAACCCTGATGCTTACGGTCGATTCTTCACGTTGGTCTTCTCTGACGCTGACCCGAACGTGGGAAGTATTTCGTTGCCAGTTGGCTCGAAGAACTATGCGATTCCTACGGGTCAGTGGTCGATTCTGCAAACGCTTCTCGACGGATACCTGCTGGGGGTGAGGGAGAACTAATGGGCCTCTACAACATCGTCGGCGCTTCCTCCCTGGTCGCAGGGCAACCTGAAGATGTTGGACAGGTCCTCGCGAACTACCAGGCGATTCAGGCAGTACTGAATGGCGGGATCGACGACATAAACATCCGCGCCTCGGCTGCGATCTCGGCTAGCAAGCTCAACGCATACCCGAACGACCAGACGAAGTACCTTGCGGGTGACGGCATTTGGAGAGTACCAGGCACCGCTCCGACGCGGACACCAGGCACACACATCTTCACGGCTAGTGGTACATTCACGACACCGGCGAACGCACGAGCTATCCTCGTAGAATGCTTGGGCGGTGGGGGTACAGGCGGTCAAGCGCAAACGGGGTCACAAGCCTACTGGGCAGTTGGAGCTGGAGGTTGGGGTGGTGATTACGCTGTTTCGCTAATCCAGAGTCCAGCCGCCTCGTATGGCGTCATTGTGGGTGCTGGTGGGGTTGCTATCCCCAGTGGTGGTACTGCAGCTTTGGGTAATAATGGTGGCGATTCTGTCTTCGGAGCGTCAGCGGTGTTGGCTAAAGGTGGTCGGGGTGGCACTCAAGATCAGTTTGGAGCAGGTGGCCCCCACACTGTCAATATCCAACCTGCTCAGTCTGGCTCTATTGGGGATTTCGTCACGAATGGTGGTATGCCTGGTATTGGCTTTCACCAATCCGGTAACATGTTGGTAGGTGGTCGCGGTGGCGCTGGTGCAGCTCCATATGGTGGTCCTGGCGCGTTGGAAGTCACAGCTGCTGGTGGGACTGCTGGTGGGAACGCACCTGGCGGAACAGCTCCGAACACTCGTGGCGCAGGTAGTTCCGGGTCGACTGCGGGTAATTACTCCGCAGGTTGTAGTGCTGTCGCTGCTGGCACTGCAGGAATTGTTGTGGTGACGGTGTTCTACTAATGGCTAACTACACCATCGTCAACCCTGGGAACCTGGCTACTGGGCAACCTGCACACATCGAGGATGTGCTCGCGAACTTCCAAGCGATTCAGGCTATCCTCAATGGGGGTCAGACAGCTACCTACGTCTGGAATCAGGTAACAGCGTCAGCCTCGTGGGCGGTCGCACACAACCTCGGCAAGTTCCCCGCTGTCACTGTGGTGGATTCAGGCGGCAATGAACTGATCCCCGACGTGCTCTACGTCGATCAGAACAACGTGACTATCGGCTTCGGATCCCCGACTTCGGGAAAGGCGTACTTCAACTAATGCCAATCCTAGGTGCACCACTCGACTGCGTCAAGCTGGAAGTTCGCAACCAGCGCGTCCATCAGCTCAGCGCTGCTCCGGCGTCGCCCGTTACCGGGCAGTTATACTACGACACCACAGCGAACGTGCTGTACTACTGGAACGGCACCGCATGGATTTCTGCAGCAGGTGGTTCGCCGCCTGACGCGACGGCTACGACCAAGGGTGTCGTTCAACTAGCGGGTGACCTAACGGGGACCGCCGCTGCACCCACTGTGGCAAACAACGCGATTACTAGCGCCAAGATCGCTGATGGCACCATCACTGACGTTGATGTAGCTGCAACGAACAAGGACGGAGCAGTTGGCACTTACTCGATGCGAACCCTAGGCCTCGGTGCTGCTCAGGCGATGCCGGGCAACGAACCACTGAACCTTATCACCGCGCCCACCGGCGACTTGAGTCTCAACACCCACAAGATTACTGGCCTCGTTGATCCGACTAACCCTCAGGACGCGGCGACGAAGAACTACGCAGACAACCTCTCAGCAGGCCTCGACGCCAAAGGCTCCTGTAAGGCAGCATCGACTGGCGCGAACCTGACACTCTCAGGCACCCAGACTGTGGATGGGATAGCCCTGATCGCAGGTGATCGCTGCCTAGTTAAGGACCAGACCACTGTTGCGAACAACGGCATCTACGTCGTAGCTGCTGGCGCGTGGGCGCGAGCGACTGACATGGATGCTTGGGCAGAAGTACCGTCTGCATACACCTGGGTCGAGCAAGGTACAGTCAACTCCGACACTGGGTGGGTCTGCACATCCGACCAGGGTGGTACGCTCAATACTACCGCGATTACCTGGACGAAGTTCAGCTCAGCTAACCTAGGCGCGAATGCAGCTACATACTACTCGACTGCGACTCATGGTGCGGGGACGACGATCACCGTCACTCAGGCCACACACCTTTGTCGTCCAACGCAGGGGCTACACGTTCAGGTGCAGGATGCTACAACTGGCAACGTCGAAATCCCCGACATCTCTGTGGCAGCTAACGGCGACGTGACTGTCACTTACGCTGCTGCTGTGGCAGCTAACTCGAAACGGGTGACCATCATCGGCTAATGCCTGAGATTACTGGCAGAACTCGCATCACCCGCCTAGCTGGCGCACCCGCTAGCCCGCAGGTGGGCGAGCTCTACTACGACACGACGACCAACACTCTCTACTACTGGAACGGCACCACCTGGGTCTCAGCAGTCGCTATCGGTGGAGGTACACCCCCGACCCGCACCGTTCTCGCGGCGGCCGGCTCGGGCACCTACACGCCACCCAACGGCTGCCGCGCGATCCTCGTCGAGTGTCTCGGAGGCGGCGGTACGGGCGGGCAGGCGCAGACCGGATCGAGCGCGGTCTACGCGGCAGGCTCGGGCGGTAACGGCGGCAACTACGCCGCCAAGTTGATCCAAGGCCCGGCCTCGTCCTACGCCTACACGGTCGGCGCGGGCGGCGCTGCAATCGTGGGCGGCACCGCCTCGTCGAACAACGGCGGCGACACGAGCTTCGGGGCCAGCGTCTGCGTCGCCAAGGGCGGTCAGGGGGGAGCACCGGATCAGCTCGGCGGCACCGGCTACCGCACCACCTCCGCTTACGGGCCGCAGGCAGGCGACGTTGGCGACCTGATCCTCAAGGGCTTCCTCGGGGAACCGGGTCAGCTCATGCCGGGCGGCACGCTCGCGATCGGCGGCAAGGGTGGGATGCCCGCTGGGCCATACGCGGGCGGCTACCCCGGCCAGCAGCTATTCGTCTCAGGCAACTCCGGCGGCGGCGGCAACTTGGTCGGCCCCAACGCCTACGGCTGCGGAAGTTCAGGCTCAGTCGCTGGGCAGTTCTCCGGTGCAGCCACGAACGTCGCCGCTGGCGGCGGTGGCCTGATCGTGATCACCGAGTACTACGGCAACGTCGGCGGCGGCGCACCGACCCGGACGGTGCTCGCAGGCTCGGGCACCTACCTGCTGCCGCAGGGCTGTACGGCGGTCCTTGTTGAGTGCATCGGCGGTGGCGGGGGAGGTGGTGGCACTGCTGCTACGGGTGCGGGTGCAACGGCAGATGGTGCGGGTGGAGGTGGTGGAGCATATGCCGCCAAGCTGATCCAGAACCCGTCTACAAGTTACACCTACACGGTCGGGGCCGCTGGCGCAGGCACGTCGAACGCTGCTGGCGGGAACGGCGGTAACACATCCTTCGGGGCTAGTCTCGTCGTCGCTGCTGGCGGGGCTGGTGGAGACAACTCCGGCTCGATCAGCAATACCAGCGCGACCTCGGCCACCAACGGCGGTCTGGGAGGGGCGTCCGGCTCGGTCGGAGACGTGGTCCAGCCTGGACAACCCGGCGACGGCACGCTCGCTCCGATGGGCACGGTCGCCTATGGCGGAGCGGGTGGAGCCTCAGGAAGCGGTAGTGGCGGCGCACGAGGCTCGCGCACCGCCAGCGTGGCGGCTGGGACGGCTGCGACTGGATATGGCGGCGGTGGTTCGGGCGCGGCTGCTGCTGCCAGCCAGGCAGCTCAGGCGGGTGGCAACGGCGCTCCGGGAACGATTATCGTCACCGAGTTCTACCCCGGTGCGGGCGGCGTCAGGGTCTTCTCGCAGGACTGGTCGGTAGGGCCGCCGTCGAACCCGCAGAACGGCGACGTGTGGTACGCGACCAACGTTGACGGCAACGGCGTTGTGTGGCAGTTCCGCTACAACGCGACCTCGGCCTCGGCCTACAAGTGGGAGTTCATCGGTGGTCCGGACCTGACGACCGGCCAGCAGGCGGGCAAGCAGCTCGGCGTCGCGAACGCCTGGGCGCAGGTCGCGTCGGTCGCGCTTGGTCGAGCGGGCGACTACAACGTCTATGCGGCGGGCCAGTTCAACCTCTACCCCGGCAACGGCCTCCGTTACGCCGGGATCGGCCATTCGTCCGGCCCGACGTGGTCGTATCAGAACGGCTGGACCTACACGGGCGGTGTCTACGACACCTTCGCGGGCTGGAACAGGATCACCGGCATCCCGGCAGGAGCCTCAGCGATCTGCGGCGGCTTTACGACGGTTGACAGTCGAGACGCGCTCTACACGATCACGATGGCCGTCCACCCGATCCGCGTCTCGTAAAGGAGGCACTCATGTACGTCACCACCCAAATCACTCTCGACTCCGGCGAATCGTTCGATCAGTCGCCTGAGGAGGCCGCTAGCGCTATCCTCAAGTCGGTTGGCGGCGACGAAGCCACTGACTTTTCAACTGTCAATATTGCGTTCTACCAGTCGGGTGACGCAGGTACGCCACCGAAGCCTCCTACAGCTGAGTAATGGCACAGCAAACCACACTGCCGCAGCACCCCGGGAGAAAGGCTCCTGTTGACCAGCAAGTTTGGACGGTTTGGACGATGCTTCTGTGGTTCGTCAATGCTACCTATGATCCACAGATCGCTAGCATCCTCTCGCAGATCGCCTCTATCGGCGGTGCGAGTACCATACAGGCAGGCACCGTGACGATACCAGCGGGGTCATCGACTGCTACGGTCACACACACTCTCGGAGCACCTAACGCTGTCAATCTCACGCCGGAAGGTGTGAATGCCGCAGTCGTGTGGGGTGCTGGTGGGTACTGGGTAACAGGCAAGACCAACACGCAGTTCGTAATCAACCTCGCTGTGGTAGCACCTACAGGCGGAGTTACCGTCGATTGGATGGTGAAGACAACATGAGTACATATGCTGCGGACTCGAATCCGCAGACTGCGTCGGGTACACCGGGCTACTCACCGCCTGACTACTCAAGCTACGGTTTACCACAGGTAATGGCGGGATTGCCTGCGGAGCCAGGTGCTGGCGCGTACACTGACTCACGGTATCTTGCGGACGAGGCAACTATGAGGGCAGATATCCAGAGACAGTACGGTGACATCCTCCGTAAGCTTGGATACACGAATCCCGCCACTGGACAGTTCATCCCCGGTACTACTATTCAGAATGCCCAGCTCACGGAGGAGCAAGCTGAGCAGAATCGTCAGCAGGCCATCCTCCAGAACACGCAGAACGCACAGAACCAGGGCATCTTGTTCAGTGGCATGCGAGGGGTCCTACAGGCACAGGCTGAGCAGCCCTATGTGCAGCAGATTGCACAAACGGAATTGCAAACTCCGCAGGACTTGGCGGATCTTTACGGCCAAGCCGCAGGCCTGATCGGTCAATACCACACCCAGAACGCAAGCCTCCTCGCCGACGCCGCAGATCGCGCTCGCCTCGCAATCGAAGCGAGTCCGCCACCGGCAGATACTACCACACAAACGACCCCGCGCTCTGTGGATATATACCCAATCAACCCTGGGGGAATAAGCAGTCCCGGCAACATACCAGCCACGCACGTACCGCCAGGTGGACCTCTACCGGGTGGTGCGATTCGTGCCCCGGGTGCGCTACACCCCGCAGCTCACGTACCTGTGGCTCAGTGGTTCGCACACCATCCAGGTTGGTTCGGTGGCCACGCGACTGGTGTCCCGGGCTTCATCCATACAGCTCTCGCACACGGCTATCACCCGATCCAGCAGGCTAGCCTACTACCCCAAGTAACCCCAGCTCTCCCGCCGGGTCGCAGCTACACCATGTAGGTGGAGGTATAGATGGCTACAGCACCAGCAGCGAAACCACCAGCACCAACAACGCCAGCAGCAGCAGCGCCTAACCCGATTACCACGCCCATGACGTGGCAGCAGCTGCAGGACATGGCAGCGGCTCAGGCATCAGCCGCGATCGCAGGCCAGAATGCACCTCTCACCGCGCAAGTGGGAACTCTGGCAGATCAAGAAGCGCGTGCGCGACAGGCGATCAGTGGCATGGGCGGGCAGCTATTGCCGTACGTGCAGTACTCGGCGCAGGACGTGCAGGCTGCACAGAACGAAGCCTTGCAGCAGGAGCAGCAGATCTTCGCGGCTGCAGGTACGCGCATGAATCAGCTACACCAGCAGCAGGCGAACGAGGCGCAAACACTCGCTCAGCAGATGGGTGGGCCTGTCAGTACGGGTGATTTCACGAGCACGCTGGCCCCGTACGAGACCGTGATGCCTGAGATGCAGGGGTCGTCTATGCTTCACGCCTTGGGAAGCGCGATGACAGACACAGCGGAAGCCCAGAAGTTCGCGGGTCAGGTGTTCCCAGCACTCATCACCGAGCAGGAAGCGAAGTCTGACAGTTACTTCAACGATCAGATCAAGACCCTCCAGGACCAGATCACCAAAAACTCAGCCTCCAAGTCGGACCTCGTGAACAAGAACCTCAACGATCTCCTCGACAAGGAGCGTACATTCGAGCTGAACATCAAGCAGCAAAAGCTGGACCAACTGAAGACGAAGCGGGACTGGAAGATCGCGCAGGATGAGATGGCAGCGAGGCATCTGAGCGAGAACTTGTCGAAGCAGGCGGCAAAGCGTGCGGACATTGGAGTTGCGCAGCGACAGCAGACAATCAACCTCGAGCAGAAGCGACTGTCGGTGCAGCAACAGATGGAGGCACAGCGTCTCGGTCTCAGTAAGGCAGAATTTTACGCCCGTCTGCAACATCAGCAGCAGGCTGCGAAGGTAACTCAGGCGCGCGAGAGCGCCTCGGTTGGGAAGGATGCACTCTCTGTGCTGCAGGCCGCGATGGGTAGCAACAAGCCCATCAGCATGACTCACCGCGCCTACATTCCGGGGGCGAAAGGTCCATCAGCACTAACACCGCATCCAGGTGCAGCTTACGACCCAGTGAAGAAGCAGTGGTACAAGGTCGTACATGAGACCATGACAGCTCAGGATTGGTCAAAGACCATGGGGCGCGGGGTTATGGGCGGTCAGACCTCGATCAGTGATCCGAACCGCTTGTTCCAGATCGTCCGTGGAACGTACCCGAGCCTAGGTCGGCAGCGCACGATCAAGCTCATTCAGGCGCAGGTGCCCGGTGCGCAGAGCTGGCAACCGGGTAAGAAGATTAGCTACAACGGCGCCGAGCTGCATCGCATGACACTGCCTGAGTTGGTCGGTGTTGCTCGAGACCACGGTTACAAGGGCAACACTGGTAAGTCGTTCCGTCAATCGATGACGGACTACATCTTGGGTATCATTCCTAATCCCAACCCGACGCCGGTTCCCTACCAGCCCGGAGTGAATCCGTAGATGGCTGACATCTTTCCCTCTCGCTTCGGCGGCGGACTGAGAATCGGACCGGGCGGTGGACGACCGCCGAGTCGTGGTGGCGGACTTCCCCGTGTTGCTCCCAAACCACCACAGATCAACATGGGTGCTGTGGCACAAGCGCGTCAGCAGGGGCCTGGTATGTTCACTGGTCTGCAGCATCTGTTTGCGCCCATCGAGCATGCTGGCCCTACGCTACGTAAGGAACTGCCGACTCCGAAGCAGATTCTACTGAATAAGAACGAGCAGCGTGCGAAGTCCATCATCGCGGATAACAACCCGCAAGAGTTCCACAAGGCAACCCCGCAGATCAAGAAGCTCATCACAAATCCCTCGCCTAGCCTGCACATTCACCTCGCCGCCGACCCATTCTTGCAAGGTCAGCACCAGGCGTTGATGGGTCAAGTGGGACCGGAAGCTCAGGCGATCAGCAAGGCATGGGGGTTAGACAAACTTGGCAAGCAAACTGTTAACCTCCGTGCTGGCAAGTGGGGACCCGGAACAGGCGTTACCGCGAGTCAGGCGCAGGACTATCAGGCAAAGCAACAGATGCAGGCGGAGAAACCTAGCACTATGGGGTTTGGTGCAATCCCCGCTCTAGGGCCTGTGGGAGGTTTCCTGCAGCGCTTCGGTACAGAAGCAGCGCAGACAGGTAAGGGCCTCGGACCGGGAATCTATGACGTAGCCAAGCATGCAGCTCTTGGAGGTGTAGAGCTCGGTCAAAAGATTGCCACAGCTACAGGTCAGCACCCTGGAGGTAGTCAGGTTACGGGGCAGGGTCAGTACTTCGAGAATCTGGGTAAAGCTCAGCTCGGTAGTTGGAAGAAGGACTTCACGACGACACGGTTCTGGGACGAGCCGTTCAACTTCGCGATGGATGTACTGCCTTTTGCATCTGGTGGTGCTAGCGCTGCGTTGAAGGCAGGTGACATCTCAGCTCTCGCTGATGCTGCGCGTGCTGGAGATATCAGCGCTACGCAGGCTGCACTTCAGGGTGCCAAGGTACTGAACCCGCTGAGGCCGCATGGGATAGAGCGTCGCCTAGGTGCTGTAGCGCCTGACAAGCATTTCGACGCTACTGGCCTTGACAATCTGGGCCGCGACAAGGGCGACTACGTGACTGGGTATCACCCTCGTATGCCTATCTGGGCCAACGAAAAGAATCCTGGGAAGTCTATCTTCGGCCCGCCCGGTCTGGGACATGCAGACATCGGCGAAGGTCGCGGGATGACTCAGGCTTCAGCGTGGATCGACCCAGATACAGGTCGTGTAGGCGGAGTCAACCTTCACGGCAAGGGCGGCGGTCGTACACCTGAAACAGAACTCGCACTTACTAAGCGGTTGAAGGATCTTGCCAACGAGAAGCTAGGTGAGGCTCGCAGCGATCCATACGCGGTCCAACTACCGGCAGCGAAGAGTGCTATCGGTGCGCTACTGCAGACCAAGGTTCTCGACCCCGCGACTGTGCGTGCTGTCGAGCGTGGCGCTGCACCGACGTTCCGCGCTATGGGCAAGCAGTTCAAGATGCCGAGTGCTACGGGCATCTTGCAGGGTAGGTACGGTAAGCTCATTCGCCGCGACCTCGAGATGAGGCAGCAGATGTATCGTGGTCAATCGGAGGTCGAGCTTGCACGTCAGTATGGCCTTCCTGGACCCTACGGACCTTCGAAGGAAATCCCAAATGCAGATCTCCGGGATCAACTCCACCCGGGTGAGATTCAAAAGCTAGCCTACGGCAAGGGCGCTGCGAAGGTACATGCTGAGGAGTGGCATAACCTCTACAACGGCCTCCCAGGTCCCAATCAGCACATCATGGACAACATCGATAACTACGTAGCCATAAAGAAGCCTCCTCCGCGTGAAGAGATCCTGAAGAACTCGGGTGCTTACAGCAGTGAACCTGGCATCGCGAGGCAGTGGGATAGGACGGTCGTCAAGAACACCGAGAACGAGACAGCCGCAAGCAAGATTCGAGCCAACCCCGACGACTACGCCTACATGCCGAAGCGTGTGTGGGAGCAACTGAGGTTCAAGGATCCTAACCTTGGCATGGTGCAGAAGCCCATCCAGGGGATAGACAACATCACGCAGATAGTCCGCTCGGGTAGGTTCATGCACCCCGGCTACATCGCGTGGGCCCTCCAGAATGGCATCCTGCATCTATCGCAGGCGGGTATGTATGCCTTCCGCAATGCGCGTCAGATCCACACCGATTGGGCGAGGCTGTCGGATACGGACAAGGCTCTGTTCGACAACTCCGTGGGCGCAGGTCACTACGGCGGCGGCATCACTCGTGCTACCTCGGGTAGTGAGGCCACGTTGCTGGGTGGTAAGAGGCTCGAGACTGTTCGCCCCATAAAGTGGTACAAGGGCAAGACACAGCAGGCAGCGCGATTCTGGCACACTGTGGATGACGCACCGTTCCGACGCATGAGCCTCATTCACGAGCTAAATCGTCAGGGGTACCACACCACTGAGGATTGGTCGAACCTCATGCACACCGACCCCGGTAAGTTCCGCGCGATCGCTCGTCAGTCACAACGTGAGGCCATCGACTACTCAGAGATGTCGCCGGCCGAGCGTGCTTCGATGCAGAAGCTCTTTACGGCATGGGGTTGGACACGTGGCGCAACGTCATACACCGGTCGCTTCCCGTTCCAGCATCCCATCCAGGCTGGCGTCGCTTCGCAGGTGGGACAACAGGGTGAGAAGACCGTTCAGGATTACTGGAGTAAACAGGGCGGAGTAGCGCCATCCTGGTTGGCAGGTTATCTACCTATGGGTGGAGGTAAGTTGCTCGAGAGTGGTCTCATCAACCCCGCCGAAACGGCGGCGTCGCTACTCGAAGAAATCCCCGGTGCGACCAAGGGGCAAACCGAATCGCTTGCAAGTATGGAGGCGCCTGGTCCTGCAGCAATCCTCGAGGGCTACACAGGCCTGACAAAGTACGGACAGCATCTGCGGGGCAATCAGCGTTTGACACAGCCTCTAGCTGACCTCGCTTCACGATTCGAACCTTACGCCGCACTCAAGTCTGCCCTCAGCGCCAAGAAAGGTGGCGGCACGTTCAAGGAAGGCCTCGTACCAGGCCTCGAACGCTACGCCGGCATTCCGATGAGTACGCTGACAGATCCCAAGAAGACCGCCGCCCTCGGCATGAAGGACTACGAGCAGGCGTTGTCGATGCCCGACGAGATCAGATTCCGCCATGACTACTCAGTGCAACAGCTACCACAGCAGTTGCAGGAATACCAGCGTCAGAACGGTTACCCGCTCGACTCGGGCTCACTTGCCAAACTTCGGCATGACTTCGATGCTGTAGAAACTCGAGACCTGTTCCAGTCCAAGTACGCCAGCGATCATGGCGCTAACTCCTTCAAATCGCTGCCTGGCCTCAGCAAGGCGCAGGCTGGTATTCAGTTCATGCTGGCAAACAAGTACGTCTCGCAGGCCACAGCAAATTCGTGGAAGGCCCAACTCGCTCAGGTGCAGAACGACACCGAAGCTAACTACGCTGCCAACACTATCTGGGCGTCGCATCAGATCGGGCAAGCCGCTAACGCGTGGAAGAAGATCGTGAAGCAGATGCAGCCACAAACTCTCACCCCAGCGAGGTAGTAATGGCATCACTCCAACCTTTCATGCAGACGATTCGCGAAGCCTCCAAGGCGTACGGCATTCCGCAGGGATTACTTGAACGACAGATCATGGCAGAGTCAGGTGGCAATCCAGGTGCTCATTCCCCTGTGGGTGCGGTAGGTATGATGCAGCTCATGCCCGCTACCGCTCGAGGACTAGGCGTCAATAACCCGCTCGACCCGCGCGAAAACATCCTCGGTGGTGCGAAGTACCTGCGTGAGCAATTCGACAAGTTCGGCAACTGGCGCGAAGCTCTCGCCGCATACAACGCCGGCCCAGGTGCTGTGGTCAAGTACGGTGGCGTTCCTCCATTCGCGGAAACCCGTGACTACGTCTCGAAGATTATGGGTGGACTTCCAAATGTGGGAGCTGCTCCCCAAGAGTCGCCCGCCGTCACTGCCTCGGCCGGCATGGGTGCTAGCGCTCCCACACTCCCCATACCCAAAGCTCCCAACTTCATGGCGATGGCACAGAAGTTCGCAAATCAGGCCGCGGGCATAGGTGCTGATGGTGGTACTGACACGCCCACCTTCGACGACCTGGGCAGTGCGTCAGCTCACCTTACCTCGCCGTTCGACAACCCCTTCAACTTCCAGCAGTTCCTCTCTAACCCGCCGCGGACGCATGACCCCATGCTGAGGACGTTTGCTCCGCGTCTGACGGCAGATATTCAGGGTGGCAACGCGATCACGCAGGCAGCAAAGAGCTATCTCGGCACACCGTACAAGTGGGGTGGTACATCGCGTCAGTCAGGACTAGACTGCTCCGCTTTCCTCCAGAACACGATGCGGGACGCGGGGATCAAGATCGGCCGTACGACCTACGAACAAGTGAAAGAAGGTCAGTCGGTTTCTCTGAGGAATCTACAGCCGGGGGATGCGGTGTTCACTGAGCCGGGTCACGCGGGTCCGAATCATGTCGGGCTCTACGTGGGGCATGGCATGATACAGGAGTCGCCTCACACGGGGACGGTGAACTCCTACATCCCCCTCAAGAACTACCTCGGGGGCGGGTTCGTCGCAGCCCGTCGCTACACCGGAATGTTGCCTAATCCCACCTCCCCCGGAGGGGGTAGGCGTAAATGATCGCGCCCGCGCCTCTCACTGGGTAGCCTCCCAGACACTAGCGGGTGCGTAGAGGGTGAGGGGTTCAGTGCTCAGGCCCCTCACCCTCGACATACGATCAACGTGTCGGGATCACTGCAGCACGCAACAGAAGACGCGTACAGACACAGGAACACCCTGCGTGTATGATCGCGTCACGCTGAACGTTAGCAATTGTTACAGAAGCCCGCATGTGTGGGCACTGACGGGCCACGGACTGTAGCCGCGTACGAGGACAGCGCGTACTCCCACAGCTAACTGTATTCGGCGGGGCCAGTGATTCGCAGTGCCCCACCTCCTCAGATAGCGGCCTCCATAAGTCTGCATGAATGACCAATCCATCTGCAGGCCCCCGTAATAAGGAGCCCCGGGATCAGTCCAACTTCCTTCGTAGCGGTGGATACAGAGTAGGTTACGAACGATGCGTGGATGACTAGCGGAATGTACTAACTGTCCTAGTCCCATTGTAGCGACGAGGCCAGTCAGCGCGAGATGACGCGCCATGCTCTACCTCCCTGTCGATCGTCGCTAGCAGGCGAGATACCTCCCCGACCGTTGTGACCACAGCAGCGTAACCGCCGGCGTCAGCGATTTCGTCAAGGATGGCAGCTTGCTTTGCCGAAGGGTGATTACCCGGAATCTTCGCCTCTAGCCCAACAAACCTGCCACGGTAGCAGCATAGCAGGTCTGGGATACCAACCTCCTGGAAAGAACTATCGTCGCCCTGTATCTTGAAGACGCGACCACCGCGCTTGCGAATGAGGTCCTTGACCTTGGCAACGAGCTTTCCTTCGGGTTGACGTGTCACCATGAGATTATACCAAAGTGAGGAGGCGCCATCCCGCGAAGTATGACGCCTCCTCTCCGCGCGCTGCGGAACTTACAATTCCTCGACGTCTACGTCTTCGAGATCTTCCTCTTCATCTTCCTCTTCAGTCTCTTCTTCCTCTTCCTCTTCGTCGTAGTCTTCCTCTTCATCCTCCTCCTCGTCGCTAGCACCATCGGCGGCGTACTTGTCGCGGGGCTGATAGTCTACGATAGAGGAACGAATGTTGCCTTCGTACTCATCGTCCTCGACCGTGACCATGAGCACCTTGTTGTAGACCACCTCAGGATCGAAGTTGAGAATCTTGCCTCCGACGTTCTTACCTACCGCGGCGTGGATCAAATTGCGAAGATTCCACAGAGCCTGTGGGTTCAAGGATGTGCGGTCGTACAGGGTCTTGCCCTTGTACTTCGCGGGTGCCACGATTTGGAAACGCCAGGAGAAATACTTACTGCCTGACTTGTCCGACCTGCGCAGCTCTGCGTTGATCGGCTTGACGAGATAGTCTCCCTCGGGTACACGCGCTGCCCTGCCTCCCGAGCGGATTTCCTTTGCTACACCACTGAAATCGATCCGTACTTTCTTAGCCACTATTACCTCCATAGATCAGTTCTAACATGTCCGCGAGATCTGGCGCGTCGATGTGAGCGGGGAACACCCCGTTCCTATCCTTGGAGATGTAGTGCTCAGAGTCGCCTAGAAGCAGACGCCGCCTGATCTCCTTGCGCGCGGTCTTGCTCTTCTTGTTCCGGATGACCACCTCCCTCTTCGTCAGATATCCGATGGTACCCACTGCTGCCTTCAACGACTTCTCGATGCTGGGGCTGACTTCGGGGCCGTAGAGAATGTCTCCCGTATCTTCATCCTCGTCTCCGATCTGCCTTGCGCGTAGCTGCGCAACGAAGATGACGTTGAGTGGGAGGTTGCGGTAGTTGATGATCTGTGTACGCATGAGCTTACCCACCTTGCCCCAGGCCTGGCGGCTAGGCATATCGGGATCGCGAGATGCATCCCGGGAAGCCTCATCACCCAAGACGAAGTCCATGCAGATATTTTGTAGGTTAGATACAGTGTCAATACCAACGGATTCATAGTCGTGGTCCCCCTCCTGTAAGAACCAGTAGATGTCATTGATCTCACGCCAGTACTCGACCTGAATGAAGTCTGGGTTCAGATCCCGACGGACACTATCTTGCCCCTTGTCGTTCACGTCTATCATCAGAATCTTCGGTGCCGACGCGGCGAGTCGTGTCTTGCCAGTGCCCGAGTCGCCATACACCAGGAAGTTTTGATTCTGTGGTAGCTCGCTCGCTGGATGGATCTTCTCGCGAACTCGCTTCGTTACCTCGGATCGGTCAGTCCTTGAGGAGATCCTCGACCTCGGCATAACGCTCCTCACTCGTAGTGTAATCCGCCTCGATCAAAGGTTCTATGTCGAGGCCTGCGAACTCCGAGACACACAGACCGTGATACTCGCAGCCCCAGCGGCAGTTGTAGAAGTAGCTGCGCGGTGCGTACTTGCTGCGGCGCTGGATATCCCGCACGGAGACCACGAACTCGAGCAACGCCTGCTTGATCTTGTGGTCCTCGACGGGGATACGCTCGCGCCTGTACCACAGAACCTCACGGTCCTTCAGTTCAAGCAACTTCGAGCGGTAGTATGCCTTCGCGTAGTCACGCCACATAGCACCGTGCAGTTCCTTGATCGCGGCGACGTAGGTGTAGTAGTCGGTGTCCATGCGCTTCCGCATCGACAGGGTACCGCGCTTGAGAACTTGAGGGATCGCTGGAGGCTTCGTCCGACCGTAGTCGTAGATGAACCCTCGCAAGTCGTACCCGAGCTTCCTGCCTGCCCACACGTACATGCAGTTCTGTGGGCTCATCATCCGCTCTTCGTCATCCGGGATCGACTTCACCCACTTGGCGTCACGAATCCAGAGTCCTCCATACTCCTGGTCCTCAACGAGGAGGTCAAGTCGCCCCTTGAATGGGAACTCTTTGCCGACCTTTGGTAGTGGGTACTCCACCACGAACTCGATGGCGGGTTTACCGTTCTTGAGCGCTGCCACCCGGTACTGTTCTGCCTCGTCTCTCCAGAATCGCAGGTACCCCTTGAAGAGACGCCAGCACTCGTCGGGCAGATTACCGTATTCCTCCTTCTCCTCGTCGAAGAGCTGATCGTAGTCCTCGACGAACTGCTCATGGATATCCTCCCACGGGGTGTACTTGATCTTGAAGCCACTCTCGCGGGCCCACTCGCGGTTGTGCGCTTCTTGTAACGCATGGAGCCATGACCCGCGTCGGAGCTGCACCTTTGGAACCTTCGGCACAAGCTCGAGACCATCCTCCGCGTAGTCGTAGCGGAAGGAGTATTGCTTCTGACAACGGCGGAACATCTTGATCCGCGACTGGTTCATCCCTGGCATGAATCACCTCCGCCCAAGCCATAGGATTTCAAACTGCCGCCCACGCAAGCACAGCCCAATACCGCTACATAAGCGATAGATATGAATCCGTTGGCATGGTAAGTTGAGTCGCATGAATCCTACGTACATTATACACTATCCTCGATACCCAGCCCACTCGCATCCGGAGTGCCTGTCCAGTGCTGATCGTACTCAACCTCGGCAATGAGGGGAATGCTGAGCTCGAGACCGAACGTCCTCTTAAGCGGTAGGTTCTCCATTACATCCTTGACCACAGGTACTATCTCTTCGATAACTTCCTCGCGGACTTGTAAGAAGATGGCGTCGTGGAGCGTACCGACCAAGAAAGCTGTCTTCGGGTCAAGCTGAGGCGCGAGCTGAACCATGGAGAAGAGCATAAGATCACTCGCGGTGGCCTGAACAGGGCTGTTGATTGCCTGCCTTTCCGCTTCCATACGCACACTGTTATCAGAGGAGAGGATATCCGGTAGGTGTCGTATGCGCCCGAGCGGAGATACGACGCGGTGGTAGTTGTGAGCGACACGCTTTTGCCTGTCATGCCACGCCTCCAAGTCGCTGAACATCGTGAAGTACTGAGAGCGTGCGAGCTCGGCCTCAGCTATGCTGACCTCTACGCCGTAGTTCTCGAACGCATACGACTGGAACTTCTTCGGATACATGCCGTACAGGAAACCGAAGTTGACGGCCTTAGCTTTCTTTCTCTCCTCCTTCGTCACCCTCGTCGGAGATTTCCCAGTAAGAGAGGATGCGGTGACGAGATGCAGGTCCTGCCCCGTCAGGAACGAGCGTCGCATCCTCCTCTCCTTGGCGATGTGGGCAGCTATGCGTAACTCGATCTGGGAGTAGTCCGCCTGGACAAACAACCACCCCGGAGGAGCACCGATCACAGTACGTATAAATGAGTCCCTCGGTACCTGCTGCAGGTCGCCAGACAATCGTCCAGTCACTGTCCCGTACAGCTTGTAAGTAGTGTGGAGCCTGCTTCGCGAATCCAACCTCGTAGACCATGGTAACAAGTAGGTGTTCATCCATTTGAGCTGAAGTGTCCTGTATTCGAGAAGCGCTTGGACAGCGGGATGATCGTGATAGTGGAGTAGCACTGCTTCCTTAGTTGACGGACGACCCGTCGCCGTGACCTCCAGTGGCGATAGCCCCAGCCCCCGCTTAGAGAAAAGCCAACGCCCAAGCTGCTGTGTGCTATTGAAGTTGAATTCCTCCTTCCACCTCTGTGGTAGATACTCATACAGTACCTCCTTGCGTTCGTCTATCTCGTCCTGCAGCACCTCCATACGATGGAATAAACGCTTACGGTCGACGTACATACCCGCCGCCTCGACCTGCTGCACCACATGCGAAGCAGGCATCATCAGCTTAGCGAACAGTCGCGTCAAGCGCGGGTGCTGCAACAGCTCCGAGCGGAGCTTAGGATAGATTTGGTGCGTGTAGCCTACATCGTTACCGTTGTAGCTAGCGATTCGCCGGAGCGGCTCCTTCATTATCTTGTCCGGCTTGAGTTCGACCATCCCCTTGTAGACGTCTGCACCCAGGACAGACTGCGACAGGAAGCCCAGATTCTTCGGGCGGTTCTCGTCGAGCAGGTGTGCAGCCAGCATTATGTCGAATCGGTGTTCAAGGAAAACCCGAGCTCCTGCCAGTTGCTGGTTATCATGCTTGCCATTCTGCGCAACAAGCTTAAGGTCGCCTCGTCGCAGTGCAGGTCCGAGATATCTGAGGACATCCTTCCATCTGCTTCGAAAAGGACTTTCGGGATGGCTAAGGGGGACGACATACGTGGTCTCACCATCCCAACTGAGACCGAGACAGACCACATCCCACTCTCCTTCCCACGGTCGACCTCGATTCTCCACGTCGTATGAGACAACTGAACCCGCGGGAAGTCGTTCGAGCTCCCTCCTAAGCCATCGAACGGTGGCGGCATTTCCGACATACTTGCTCCTAACCGGTACGACCTGGAACTCGCCGCGCATCATGCGAGCGAAGCGTTTCACATCTTCAGCCAGCGTGCTATGCTGACCTGGGTTTCTTAGGATGTACGCCGGATGAAACGTCGCCATGACCTGAGCACTCGCCCACACAGGATCCTTGATCTTGAGACGAATGCCTCTCTGCTTCGTAATTCCAGACTTACGAGCCACAGCTTGAAGGGCAGCGTTGCCAAGTAACAGTACCCACTTGGGGTTGACCGCACGAGCCTCACGTTCGAGGTACACTCGACAAGCCTCGAACTCGATCCGATCCGGACGACGGTTGTCAGGGGGACGACAGCGGACGACATTGGTAACATAACAGGACTCACGATCAAGGCCCGCCTCGTCGAGAAGTGTATCAAGGAGGCGTCCAGCTCGACCGGAGAAAACACGCCCACTTGCTGCCTCTGCTTCACCTGGGGCCTCCCCGATAATGAGGGCTTTTGATTTCGGGTCACCACTCCCGCCCACACAGACCCTACCTGTGGTCTCATGCAGACTACAGCGCTCGCAATCGTGATCCATGAGGTGGTCTAACGGTGACTTATAGACGGACATGGTGAACTTCGACGCCAGCATCCTCGAGTAGTTCGATGCCTGCGGGATCGCGGTATCTTTCGCGGTAGTAAATTTCACGGATTCCTGCAGCGATTAGCAATCGGCTGCAGTCGACGCACGGTGAAACACTCACAATCAACAAACCATTGTCTGTAGAGATTCCCTGACGCGCCGCAAATGCAATGCTGTTCGCTTCTGCATGTGTCGCGCTGTCGCACGGTTCGTCGAGTGGGTGTGTACAGTGCGGTAGGCCTGGGGGTGCGCCGTTGTAACCCCATGAGACAGCTCTACCGTCGCGGATTATGACAGCGCCTACTGCTTTACGTGGGCAAGTGCTGAGTTCACCTATCTTGTCCGCGATCTCTAGAAAGACGCGGAGCTTCTGACTTCTCGTAGCGATGAATGTCTCCTTGATGGACGTGGAATGAGTAAGCGTTGAAGTTCAACATGCCGGGCTCTACACCTGCCCACAGTGTCGCGGGATCGTACAGACGATCAAGGACGTAGTGCACGAGCCGTACCGCCATGTAGATGTCATCGCGGAAGTGGCGGATGGCGTCGCAACTACGGATCGGGTACCACAAGTGTAGCTTGTTCTGCCTTAGCATGAAGTGGTAGTGCAGTGTGCAGGGTATACGCCCACCATGCACAGCGCCAGTGTCCTCGGGGAAGAAGATTGGTAGAGTTGCTTGCCTCGTGTGTGGGTTCTCAGATAGAAGGCCGATCACGCTGTCGAGGTCGCCGTATGAGTAGCGAATGCCCATAGGCTGTGGTCCCTCGATACGCGTAGGCCAGAATCGTTCCTGGTAGGTATGTGTGAACTTACCTCCGATCATAGTTTCCTCGGTTTGCCCTGTCCACCAGGGCCAATTCTTGAACTCCTTGCCGGGGTTGCTGGGATCCTTGCTCACACGCTCGTGGAAGTGATCCTCAGCCCACGGCATGTTGGGACCGATCAACGCGACCGCTTCCTCCATGTCCTCGGGAATGCGCGCCGTCCACTGCAGGTTGATAATCTCCTTTGTCACAAGGTCAGGTCGCCCCTCGGTGGCTACGCCTTGCCAGTGTCCAGTGTCCACCTCCTGTCCGTGCTCGAAGAGGTACTCGAGGCTCTCGAAGATCGCGTCGTCTATCCACAGGTATGTGTTCACCGCAATGGTTGCCATGTTAGATCCTCGACCGTCACGGTAGGTAGGTAGTCTTCCGTGATATACTCGCCGTACCGTCGCATCACTCTTTTCAAGGGCCCATACTTGTTCTCGGTCACGCCAGCTTCGTGGAACCCCTTGATCTTGTCGTACCACTTGCCCACGAGGTTGATCGTCGGAAACACCTCACGGTTACGTGGAATCTCAAGATCCTTGATATACTCCGTCTTGTACAGCATCGGTAGCGACTTGAACCCGTGGAACTGCAGAGCATCTACATGCCACCTGAAAGCAAAATCTTCAGGCGCCGCTCCAACTCGTCGGCCGATAGTTCTTGCCAGCACATGGGCAAGTGCAAGATCAAGTCCACCAATGTAAGCGATGTAGGAGACTCGACTGTGCAGAGATATGGTGGGAGTCTCTCGTCCCACCTTACCGCGATAAGTCCAGGCCAACATGCAGTTCCCCCAGCGATGCCTCTTGCTGTATCGCTCAACGTCTCGGGCGAACATAGCTGTGCAGGCCCCCTTAGCGCCCTGTCCATTAGCCAGTTCTGTAGCTTTGCCGACGAATCGGATGAGTTCTTCTTTCTCGACATAGTCCCTCACCAACCTCGTCCACCGCTGCTTGTTCAACCACAGATCCCGACCCATATCGAGGTCGAATGCCATGCTGTCACAGCTCAGGACATTGTCGTAGCTGATGGTGTCTGCACTACCCACTACGTCCAGCGACTTGCCGAGATGCCCCCGCCACATTCGCCAGATCGTACCCCGCCACAGCTCCGAGAGCGTGTCATACTCCCGGCGGATCACGACGGCTTATTTCCATTCTTGCTGACGCTGAGAGTCCTGTCGGCCTCGACGTGGGCAGGTACTGTCTTGTCCTCTCGTTGGAGGATCAGCTGCCCCAGAGTTGTGGGATCGCGTTGGTCTCTCTTGTCCGCAATCTCGGTCATCTGTCTACTCCATTCTGTGGGAATCGTTTCCAGTCGCGGTTCTTGACTTTGCTCCAGGCCTCGTGGATTGCATCCATCAACTGAAAACCCTCGAGGTCAGCCAACCCCAGCATGAAGATCACGAGGTCAGCGCACGCATCACGGATCTCTGCATCGTGGTCAACGCCGCCTCCCCGGATGCCTTGCTCACGCTTGAGAATATGGTGAGCCAGCTCACCCATCTCCTCCTGCATCCCGAGGATAATCTGCTCGCGCGTCTGTCGCGGGAAGTTATGCGCGATCCAGTACCGATGCTCGGATTGGATGACCCCTAGGTAGTGACTTCTAGATGGTCCACTAACCTGTCCCATGCGTCATCCTCCACGTAGCTGTACTTCACTACGTTGTCGTAGAGTGATGTTGCCCACAGAGCGTATGTTGCCCAGTAGGCATTGTTGATCTTGAGTAGTGCCTCGGCGCTTACACCCAGCAGGCGGTCGCGTTCGTGGGACATGACGTTGGCCAGCTGATCATCCCACGGTGGCAAGCAGAAGATGAGGTACGGTTCGACGTTCCACAGCCTCATGATTCCTCGCGCGAGTTCCGGCGAGTCGATGCTGAGCAGTCGGTCGGGCTGAGCCTGCTGGTAGATCGGGTCGGAGATGTAGAAGCAGCGGTCGTACACTGTGGTCGCTAGCTCGCTGGGGGCACGTGCCAACTCTGCGTCCCACCACTCGACTAGGATAGGACCGAGCGGGCCGTGAGTCGACGACAATGCCTCCTCAGGAGGGCGACGGTACTCGAGGCCGTAGTGATTTGCTACTCGCTTTGCGAGAGTTGTTTTGCCAGCACCGTCGGGCCCCTCGACGATGATCGGGTAGCTACCCACGCTCTCTCTCGACCTGCGGGTGGAGCGTGGATGAACGTTCTTCGTCTCCCTCATAGAAGTAGTTCTCCTTGGTGAGGATAATGGTCCCCTTACCGTCGGGGCTGATTGCAGCGAACGGCTCACCTACCGACCCGCCTACGTCGTTTATGCTTTCTAGCGGAACTCCACGGACACGCCAGCGAACTGACACCGCATGCTCACCTCCTATGATAGATGCGGTATACCCATTATATCATACCGCCGTTTGACCCTTCAAAAAGTTGTAGGGATCCTTCATCAGATCCGCGTGCCAGTCGCCCTTTCTGCGAAGGCCAGCCAAGATTCCTCGGTCAACGGTACCACCCGCGACAAGAGCTGTAACCCTAACTGGGCGAGGCTGATTGGGTCCCCGTAGTCGGTTGAGGCACTGCCAAAACTGGACCCAACCGTCGGGTAATGTCGGAAAGACAACCTCAGCGGCGCGTGTGAGTTCGATGGCGAGACTCCCAGCCTGATGCTGGACGACGAGGGCTTGGATACCTTCTCCGGATTGGAAGGCTTCGACCACGTCACCACGATCTCGGCGCCGGGTTCGTCCATCCAGCACCCGAGTGTGATACCCAACCTGTTGCAGGATTCCTCGGTAACAATCGATCTCCGCAGTGAAACGGCAGCAGACGACGACCGATTCGCCTTGATCGCAGAGCTGCTCAGTGTATAGCTTGAATCGCTGGACCTTAGCGCTATGGATCTCCCCTCCGTCGGTGGTGAATCCGGAGGTAAGTTGGACCAGACGAAGTCTGAGCACGCCCTGATTAGCGGCATCAATAGTTCCGCGATCGGTCTCGACAATGTAGTTCTCTGCGAGCTCATCGTATAGCTCCCTCGCTTTCTGTGGTAGTTTGACTGGGAGGACCTGCCAGAACAACTTGCCCTCGAGGCCCGCTTGGCGCGCGGTGCATGTGGCACTGTTGCGATCTACGATTCGCTGTAGGCGCTGGAGGTTTTGATACCGAATGATGGTCCACTTTCGTCGGCCGACACCTCGAATAACGTACTCCTCGTCGAATGAGCCAGCGTTCGTGCCAAGAAGCGACTCGTCCATGATGCGGAACTGGGCAAAAAGATCGCGCCACCCTTTCGGGTCAGGGGTACCACTGAGGAGCAGGACATAGGGTCTACCTCCACCCCCAGCTCGCTTACGCAGGCGGCGAACAAGCCTCCAGGCGTCCTGAGCAGCACGACCGCCCGGGCGTTTGTACTCGTGGCTTTCGTCGATGATGACGGCATCGGGGCTCCATTGCTCGATGATGTTCTGCTTCGGACGCTCGAGGTTGACGTGCGGACGCGTAGCTCTGAATGTTTCTTCTCGCCCTGCCAGAAAAAATGCGGTCCTCATACGGTTGTCATTTCTGGCAACAACTGGGTACTCGAAGTCGAAGTCCTCAACCGTGTACGACAGCGGGTAATGTAAGCGAAGCTGCGTACGCCAGACGTCGAGGGCGATCGACGGCGCGAAGACGACTACACGTTGAAGTTCACCCTTCAGCGCAAGCATGCCTACCCAGTCGAGGGCAACCTTCGTCTTACCCAAACGAGGCTCCATGAAGACCGCGAGGTTACGGTGCCTCACGGCCTTCAAGGTAGCGCGTGCCTGGTGCGGAAAGGGTTTGGTGCGGGGCTGATACCTCAGGGCATACCCGCCGCGGCTCGGAGGTCCAGGTCGTAGTCCATCCGGTCCTTACGGTACGTCTGCATGGCGTCGTTGAGGCCATCGATCACCTCGCGCCACAGGTGGCTGTTGTTGTTCTGGCTGGCAAGGATGCACCCACGCAGGAAGATTTCCGCATCCTCGGGGTGGTGGAACTCAAACCGCAAAGCGAACGGCTTGAACTTGACTCCTTCGACCACAGGCATAACTATCTCCTCCTTCTCCTAGCACGACGTGCGCCGCGCTTGAACTTCCTTGTTTCCCACGGTTGATTCGACCGTCGGAACTTGTCGTTTCTGTTAGTACACCCGCAGTGTACGCAGTGCAGCAGGCGTAGCTTGCGATCCTTCCACACATACCTCCCCTTCACGTCCGACCACGTCTTCACCATCGCGTAGAATTCGTGTGGCTCCTTCTCTGCCCTGAACCGCCGCGGCTGCATACACAGCGGACACCAATACCACGTCGCCTGTCTGCCTCGGAACGGACGCTTGATCGGAAACTTACCTCGATACTTCGCGGGAACATCGTACGGTCGCTGCCTGCTGACTAACGATGCGTGCTTGTCTGCGTATTGGGCCTTCGTCGCGATGAACTCCATCGCCACCCACGGGGACATGAAGTACTTACGCAGGCGCACCCCGGTTCGGGGGCTGACCCACGTCACAGACCACGCCAACTTGTTGTTCATTTGGGCTGTGGTCAACGGTTCTCTCAAGCATAGCAGTACGGTCGCGGGTACTCGCCAGCTATGCTCGCCCGACCGATAGACCCCATCCTCAACTAAGTGGTACCCTCGTCGGTGACGGTTCTGGAACCACGCATAGATCTTCGCCGTTCCATACCGTCCTTGTAGTAGATTACCACTCACCCCCTCGCCGTAGAGATCTACAACGCGAAGCTTCCTACGAAGCTTTCGTGCACTCGGTTTAGTTCTCCGGCGGGTCATATGCTTCCCCGAACTGTTGAAACTCAAGTATCTCCCCATGCAGATACTCGGTGACTGCTTGCACCTTCTCGTCGAAGTTCTCCTTCACCTCGTCAGGTGCCTCATCAAGTGCAGCTTCGATGATGCCTATGGTGATAGCAAGTTCGGAGCCTGCTATCGCTACGTCCTTGAAGTCCGCCATTACACCTCCGTCGTCAGTTTCTTCCACGCTGCATCGCGTGATTCAGGAGTGCCATCGACGATGCCCAGCTCACGCCGCACATCAAGTTCGATGTCATCCCGCGTCGTAGGCCTGAACGAGATGAGAGTATTCAACATCTCGACCCAGTACCCCAGATCCTCAGCGCCCTCTATGCGAGGGTCGTTCTGGAGATCATCGAGGAGTGCCCAGACCTTGATGAGAATCCGCACGTACTTGCGATGCCACGCAAGGTTCGGCGGTGCCATCCTGGGATCGTGATCGACCACAGTGTGTCACCTCCTTTCAGTTGTCAGTGTTCGGGGCGGGATGCGTGAGGGGCCCCCATCATCTTGACCCATCCATTTTCCGGACACGCACCCCGCCTGGCCCTTGCAAGCGTGACGCATACGACGGTGCCCTTCGCGTGCGTCACAACGTGATTGTATCATATCCACGTCTTCCCTGCGTCGCTTGATTCAGTTGAGCCCCATGGATCGTGTATAATGTACTTGCGGGGTCATTCCCAAAGGGAGGTATTGCATGGACACGCGAGATTGGATCTCTGAGGATTTCCTCGACGTAGTATGGGGTGAGCGTCGGGGATGGGTCGACTTGCCGGCGAAGGTTGGGGGTTACTGGGTACCATACCACATCCGTTGGCCTACTGATGTGGAGAAGCGTATCACCTCCTGCATCAACGACCGTGAGTCCCTCTATTTCTCAGCGGGCATGTTCGCGAAGCGAGGGCGGAACTTCGAGGATATGCTCTCCTCTGATTGGCTGTGGGCAGACCTCGACGAGGTGCACCCAGAAGACGCGGGCGAACGTGAACTACTACCCACACTGGCGTGGGAATCTTCGCCGGAACGGTACCAAGCGATGTGGAAACTCGAGAAGCGTGTGGTGCCCGAGAAGTGGGAACGTGTCAACCAGGCTCTGACGTACCACCTCGGCGCGGACTGGGGCGGATGGGATCGCACGCAGGTTCTGCGGCTACCGTTCACGCAGAACTGGAAATACGAAGGCGGTCCAACTGTCAAATTGTTGTGGTACGAGGAGGATCAGATCTACTCGGCCAACGAGGTTTGGAACATTGTGCGTGGGTCTGCCCCTATTCGTGGTGTGGGTTCCCAGTTAGTGGGCCCCGAGGTACAGCGAAACATGCCAGCCCGCGCTCGGGCCCTTCTCCGCGTACCAGCCGACTCGGTTGTCGAGGGTGAACGGTCAGACCGACTCTGGGAACTTGAGTGCTTGCTAGCTGAGGCGGGGTGGGGTGAAGATGAAATCTATGCCGTAGTCTCTGAATGTGCATGGAACAAGTGGGCACAACTAAGATCCGGGGAGACTCAGCTCCGCCGTGATATCCGTCGCGCAGTCCGTCATATATACTCGAAGCCGGAGAAGAAACGCCCTTTCGCCGCCGACTCCGACGGGATCGCTACTGGACTTGGGACGAGTTTGTCATCCCCATCGGCGGCGGGCGAAGTTACCGAAGGGACGAAGTTACCTTTTATTAGGTACTCCAAGTTCCTGCAGCAAGAGATCCCAGAGCCGAAGTGGCTAGTCGAAGACATCTGGACTGCAGGCTCACACGGCATCATCGGCGGCGAGCCCAAATCCTCGAAGACGGGTATCGCACTAGCACTCGCGTTGTCTGTGGCGTCTGGGAAACCATTCCTCAACAAGTATCCAGTGCACACACCTGGTCCTGTATTGATGATCCAGGAGGAAAATGCGCCGTGGATGATGCAGGACCGACTGATCAAACTAGCTCGAATGTATGGGCTACTAGCACGCGACGACTACGCAGTGGAGAAGTCGACACCAGGCGCACTGGGTGACTACACCATCGAGATTCAGTTCCCCACCGATGTACCACTGAAGCTACTAAATAACTTTGCCTTCGATCTCACAAACGAAGACCACCGGAATGCGCTGACTGATGCTATCGCGAGTTTCAATCCCGTACTGGTAGTACTTGACCCACTCTACTTGATCTTCGGAGGTATCTCAACTGATCGCGCGGAGAACTTGTACCCGTTCCTCACCTGGTTGCTGCGGGTGTCAAAGCACTTCCGTTGCGCTTTTGCTATTGCACACCACATGGGCAAGCGACCACAGGGATCGAATGTCACTCAACGTGCTCGAGCAGGCCAACGATTGCTGGGGTCCACAACACTGCACGGGTGGGTCGATTCAGCTATCTACTGTGACCAAGTCGATGATCCACGTGCTGGGTGGGTGGGTACGCACATGGAACTCGAGTTCAGATCTATGGCACCTCGGAAGCCACTAGACGTGCGGTTTATGTGGGGCGAGGTCGGTCAGACTATGAAGGCAGAGATCCTGAAGTACGATCTCACTGGGGCTATCGTAGACCTAGTCCGTGGCGAGCCTGGAATTACTGCCGTGCAAGCGGCGAAGCGGCTCGAGATTGACAAGCGTACAGTCATGGGCCGAGCGCGTGACTCAGACCTACTCACGTTGGAAGGTGGCAAGCGGGGCTCGGGGTATGCGTGGCGGCTGTACCTCAATGGCGACAATGGCAGTAATGGATGACTCTACCCATCCCAAGAAGCATGATCTCTATACCCCCGTCACCCCGGAGTTGTTGGAGCTGTTCGTGCGTATGCGCGCGCGCCATGGGAGTTGGAGGCAGGTTGCCTTTCTCTCGAACACTCGGCTGAAGGTCCTGAGACGATGGCGGAACGGGCAGCGAAAGAGCATCTCGATGACCAAACTCGACGAGTTGATAACGACCACAGGGGTTGGGAGTTTGCGTGACTACCCCTGGTTTACGGCTGATGATCTCGTAACGTTGGGCATTTGGGACGAACCTTATCCACCGCTTGACGGATCCAATGCTACTAATGCTTTTACAAGGCGCGCACGCGCGAGAGGGAAGCGCGAGGTCAAATGAACATCCTACGACTACATCCGCGTGAAATACCCAAATCTATAATCGTATATACACATACTATATACCCTTATAGGGTATGTATGTGTGTACGTATACCATTGTCCATATGAGAACTAAACGCAAACTAACCCAAGAGGAGGTCGATCGATTCTACCTGTGGTTACACAACTACCCGGGCTACCGAGATGTGATTCGCCAACGTATCTCCGAGGAACAGAAGCACCGACGTAAAGTGGATCAGCGGTTTGCAACTCGCAAGGGCAATGACCATATGGTCATTGATAGGTTAGGGAGGGAGGTTGAAGGTTGTGGATGAGTTCATGTCTAGGCCCACCGATGTGCTCGTCAGCTTCATGGCCAGGCAGTCTGGCAACTCCGAGAGGGACATAAGGACGGTGCTCCTCATGGGGCGCATAGCCATGGCGATGGAGATCCTGACAGTGATGCATCTCATAGAGGACCATTCGATCTTGGCCTCGAGGGAGGAGACGTTGTCTGTGCTTCAGACCTTGCTCAAAGAGCAAGAACTCGAGGATGAGACTGCCCTGTGGTATGCACGGCTGAGCGAATGGCGTAAGCCTAAGTTCGAGACCGGCGAGGACGGCGACGGGTACCGTGAAGTTGACGTTTCATCTCACGCTGTTCGGCAACGTGATCTGCTTCTTCCTGATAGTACCGACGCTCCGCCCGGTAGCGATCAAACGACGGACCCGCCATCAGCTTCGTGACCCGCTTGATATCTCGCATTTCGTACCACAGGATGTGCATCCATCGCTTACGGTGGATGTGAATCTCCTGAACTGTGGTACCAGGTTGACGGCTGCGTATGGTGACGTAGCCCTCGTAGAATAAGAACTCGATAGTACCTTTACCGTTAGGGTAGCTGAACGTGAACGGGTGCCCATGCTTGGCGATGTATCTGTCCAATTTGCCCAATGTGCCCTCGTTTCGCGTGTGTGCGTCGCATGAGGCGACGTTTTCGAGGCGTGCCAGCGGCGTCCAGGGTCGATTGGCATGCGACGTGCGAACATGCGTATCGACGTGTCAGACGCGATACCTGGGACGCCAGAGATGCGTTGGTCATATGGTGAGCCCACAAGAGAGGGCGAGCACCGCAGTACCCGCCCTCTCTTTGCCTCGTGTGAGGCTACTTGCGAGTCCGAGCGCGACGAGTAGCGGGCTTCTTGGCGGGAGCACGACGTGCCGGCTTCTTCTTTGCTACCGGCTCTTCGTCTTCCTCTTCCTCTTCAGCCTCGTCGATATCCTCGTCTTCCTCGTCCTCGTCTTCCTCGTCCTCGACGACCGGAGCCTTCTTCTTGGCTGCGGTCTTCTTCTTCTTGGCGTTGCGTGACTTCAGCTCCTCGAGCCGCTCGTCACGCGCCTCCTTGAGGGCATCCTGCGCTTCCTCGATGTCCTCGAACCCCAACTGCTCGAGCGCCGCATCGACAGACTCCCACTCGTAGCGGTTGTTGTCGTTCTTCTCGACGCCCTTTGCGCGGAGCAGTACGCGAAGGTTGCGACCGTCAGTGCCAATTGCATCGGCAAGATCTGTGCTGCCGATACTGCCATTCGCCTTGGCCTTCTTCTTCGCAGTCGCTGCCTTTTTCTTGCGGCGAGGTGCAGGAGCGTCCTCGTCCTCGTCCTCGTCCTCGTCCTCTTCTTCCTCGACGTCCTCGTCCTCGACGTCTGCCTCGTCGTCGAGATCCTCGAGATCTAGCTCCTCCTCATCCTCGAGTTCCTCGACTTCTGCCTTGCTCCTGCGACGTGCCATTGGTACCTGCCTTTCCCGCCCGATTGATGTGAGGTGTGCGCGTGGGCGGTGAATACGCACGTAGTGCTATTGTAACATATCCCGAGTGCCATGTCAAATCACCTAGAGGCGTTCGTCAGCGCTTGGCACGACGCTGTTTGAGTCGAACGATGC